GGCTATGTTCCTAAGAATAAAAAATTGTATACTGCACAATACAATCATATAAGTGTTAGCAATAATACTGGAAGTACCACGGAGTATTCGTGGGAAAAATTTAGCGGTTATCCTAACAACTCGGCCAATTTCACTATACGTGGTGCGTTTGTTCCTAATCCAACAATCGTGTGTTATCCAACCAACTATGATGGTGTTTTACAGAACTTTGATACTTCTCTACCGTTTGACCAGTTCCCGGAAATTCCGTGGAGCGAAGATGGATATAGCAGATGGTGGGCGCAAAACAAAGAAAGTTTCGCACTACAGACCCTTGGAAGTGTAATAGGAATTGCTGGCGGTATTGCGTCTGGCCAATACTGGCTTGCCGCTGGAAGTGCAATTTCTGCCGCACAAATTATGAAGGGTTCAAGGAGCAAAAACGCTGACTTTGTAGGCGGGAAGACCGCCGCTATTGGTAGCGGAATAAGAAGTGGAGACTTTAGTGATGTGCCGAGGATGGGTAGGCAACAAGCGGCAAGGGCTGATATACTTGCTCAGCAATATAATAGAGCGAGTACCGCTAATAAAATTGCTGGTGGTATTAAAGCGTTAGGAGCAATAACCGATTCACTAAGTGTTTTGGCATCCGCTTCGCATAAACCATCTGTCAACGGCGGTGCAAGTGGAAACAGCGGTCTATTGCTGGTTGATAACGCAATAGGGTATACATTTTATGATGTAGGTGTTTGCGCTGAGGAAGCAGAGATAATTGACAAATATTTTGATATGTTCGGGTATCAAGTCAACGCCGTTAAAGTGCCTAATATTAAGGGTGGCGGAAGAATTAGACCGTCGTGGAATTACGTAAAAACTTCTCAATGTATTGTACACGCCACGGCTTCAAGTGGTGTTCCGCAGGATGATGAAGATGAAATCGAAAATGTGTACAATAGCGGTATTACATTTTGGAACCCGAGTGTGCAGGTTGGTGACTATAGTGCGAATAATTTACCTGCTTAGTAAGGAGGTGTAACGGTGGGTAGACGTAAAACGAGTACAATGGACGGTTTGTTCAGGCATAGTGCTAACACTAATAATAAGACATTTTACCAGTATTATAACAGACTTACCGAAATGAGTGTAAGTATGTTTGAGTGGAAAAACTTACCGGATACTGTAGACCCTCGGTGGCTTGAACTCTGTCTGTTTACTGACGGTATGAGTGTCTTCTTCAAGGACGAAGTGCTGGGCTTCTTGGCGTTGAGAGTTATGATTGGCGGACATTTGAATGTGTACCAAATCCCAACCACGAGAAATGCCTATGCAAGTAGTGGGTATCATAAGCAGTTGGACGAAAAGAATAGCGTTATTATTTTCAATAACTTTCTGCATACAAATAGTATGCTTGATGTTGAAATGTTCAGTAAAAGATTGTATAATCTTGACAGGGCTATTGATGTTAATGCTAATGCACAGAAGACACCTATTCTTATTCAATGCAACGAGAACCAGCGGCTTACCTTGAAAAATCTGTATATGAAATATGAGGGGAATGAGCCTTTCATATTTGCAGACGAAAGTATGAACGCTGATAATTTGAAGGTGCTGACTACTGGTGCTCCGTATGTTGCGGATAAACTGTATAGTTTGAAAACGCAACTGTGGAATGAAGCACTTACGTATTTAGGAATTAGCAATGTAAACTTTAGTAAGAAAGAAAGATTGATTAGTGACGAGGTAACGAGACAGAACGGTGGTACGATTGCAAGTAGATATAGCAGATTGGAAATGCGTAGAAAAGCGTGCGAGGAAATCAATAAGATGTTTGGGCTGAATATCGAGTGCGATTTCCGGGCTGATTTCAGAGTTATGGACGGAGACGAGATTGAAGATTTTACCAATGATAGTGTTAAAAGTCAGTATGTAAGTGCAGACCAAATTGCGGGAGGTAGTGGAACGTGAGTAAGTATACTACCGAGGTTAGGTATATCTGTGAGACGCTGAGTGGAATGGAAGAAAGTGGCGGCTATTCTTCTGTTAAGACGGCTATCGCAGGGAGTAGAGAACAGATATTTGATTTTGAGTATCCGATTTTCGATGAAGAGTATAGGCCAGTGTTGGAGAGTAAGATACTGAAGCATTATTATACGAGGGAAATTGGGTTTGAAACGTATGGTTTGTGGAAGTTGAAACTTGACACGAAGATGAATGAGATAATGCCGTATTATAATCAGATGTATGAGAGTGCAAGATTGGAGTTTGACCCGCTTGCGGATACGGATTTGACGAAGACTAATACCGGTAGTGGAACGAAGACGGATGGGGGAACGTTGAAGAAAACTGGTACGCAAACGGATGAGAGAGATATTGCAGATAGTGGAACTATTGAAGATGAAAATGAGAACACAAGGACGTTAAATACTACTGACACCACACACAATACAAGTAGGTTTAGTGATACGCCGCAGGGTGGGATTGACGGTATGAGTGCCGTTGACGAACACGATATGTGGATTACTAATGCTACGATTGATAATGGTAGTTTGGCTAAGGGCGGAACTATAAAAGATGTTGGTAGTAATACACGGACGCTTGATACTAAAAGGGATGATGATAATACAAGGACTTTCGATGTAACGGATACAAGAGATTTTACTATTGTGAGTACGGACGATTATGTGGAGAAGTTGGTGGGCAGGAGGGGATTTAATAGCCCGAATAAGTTGCTGAAAGAGTTCCGTGAAAATATGCTGAATATTGATATGATGGTTATCAATGATTTGGCGGACTTATTCTTTGGATTATGGGAGTGATTGTATGGCTTGGAGTAGAACACCGGTTGAGCCACTGAGGTGGTGGGTACAGAAGGTACTGCCGACGGTTTATGATGACAGTTTGAGTTTTCAAGAACTGCTCGGTAAGGTTGTTGATAAACTGAACGACATTATTGATAATGCAGACGACTTCGTGAACTATGTAAATGAAAAACTCCTTAATTATGAATTGCAACTGGAAAACTTTTACAATAAACAAGAAGTGGACGAAATTGTTGCACAGGTTACGAACCAACTTGGTGATAAGGTTGATAAGTTGGTTGAACTTGGGAAGACAGTTTTCTATGCAAGTGTGAATGGTGTACAGAGTGGTATTGAGGGTACTGATGAATATGACGTTGGGCCTAAAGTTGCTATGTATACCAATAGAGGGACGTTGAGCGTTGGCGACCCCATTACTGCACACGACGCAGTAAGTAAACAATATCTTGAACTAAATGTTGTAGAAACGCTTAATGACAAGGCTGATAAAACTGAACTCAACAGTAAAAGAGATATTGTGACGAGTACTGGCGAGGAAAGAGCATATACTTGCGTTGGACAAAATCAAAGTAGTGTACCTGTTTGGGATACACTTACAAATGGTAGTATTGTTAAAAGAAGTGCAAGCGGAACTGCACAAATCGCAAATCCTATATATAATAAGGATATTGCAAATAAAGAATATGTTGACGACGAGTGTGCTAAAAAAGTTACAAAGGGAAGCGGAAACAGTTATGTTGTGTACGTTCATAAAGGGAATAGCGGTGAGGGAACTGTTAGTTATAGTGAAAGTAATACCAACGGAAGTTTTGTTGTGCGAGATAACGGAGGAAGAATTAAAGCCAGTAACCCTACCACAAACAATGATGTTGTGACACTTAGTTATTTTAATTCGCATATTCCGAGTGGGTCATTTAATGTTACTTCGCTTTTTTCCGGAACTGCTACCGCAGGTAATTATATCGTTCAAGATATTTCTAACACTTATAAAGCGTATATTATTAGACACACGGCTGGTTCAAGCGGAATAATTAAAGACGATGTTGTTTATGTTGGAAACAACAATAGCGGCAACCATTGGTTTACCGGGGCTTACGGCCTAAGTTCGGGGCAGACATACGCGGGTGAAATGGAAATTAGAGTGCCACAAGACACTACAAAAAGAAGTCTCTATTTCAAACAAGCCACCACGCTTGAAGCAGGCTACGGCAACGTAACAATTACCGATGTGTGGGGTGTTACGTGGTGACGGAAATAATCGTAGCGTTATTGGCTTTGGTCGGAACACTTCTTGGAGCATATTTTAGCAATAGGAAATCGTCTGCTATTATTGCATATAGAATTGAAAAACTCGAAGAAAAGGTGAATAAGCACAATAATTTAATAGAAAGAACTTATATTGTAGAAAAAAGACTTGATGTGGACGACGAAAAATTCTCGGAAATAAACCATAGGTTAAAAGATTTGGAGGTACAAAATGGATAAGAATAGGTTTATTAGGTGGTTCAAGGCCGCTGGTATTAGAGCACTAAGAACAGTTTGTCAAACGGCAATTGGCGCTATAGGAACGGCGGCGACAATTCAAGAGGTAAACTGGAAATATGTTGTAGGAACTGTTGCGCTGGCGGGCGTTATCAGTTTGCTTATGAGTATAAAAGGTTTACCGGAGTTGGAGGTTGACAATGGCGATTAAAATTTATCTTAGCCCTGCGGCTCATAGAACTGACCATCCCTGCGTATGGGGCAATGGATGTAGTGAGAACAAGCACGCCAACGAATACCTTGACTATTTGCAGGAGTATTTGTGGGCTTGCGGGTTCAAAACTAAGAGAAATCCGGTAGGAAACGTAGGTAGTATTGGCGTGCAATCTGCGGTAAGGGATAGCAACGATTGGGGTGCTGATTTGCACTACGTTGTGCATACCAACGCTTCCAATGGTAAAGCCGCTGGCAGTAGACCGATGTACTACCCGAAGGGAAACGGTAAGGCTTGGTGCGAGACTATTAAAGGATATAGGGATATTATTTATCCCTTCCCGGTCATTCCTAAGCCGAATAAAAATCTGTACGAAATTATAAATACGAAGGCAACTTGCGTGTACGAGGAACTTGTGTTCCACGACAATAAGGATGACGCAAATTGGTTCCACAAGAATATGAAACTTATGGCAGAATACACGGCAAGAGCGTTGTGCGACATTTTTGAAGTTGAATTTGTTGACCCTTATCGAATTAAGGGTGACGTAGATGGTGACGGTAAAGTTACTTCTACTGACGCAAGACTTGCTTTACAGAACGCCGTCGGAAAAATTGATTTGAATGGAACTGAAAAGCGTGCCGCCGACATTGATGGTGACGGAAATGTTACAAGCACAGACGCAAGAGTTATTCTTCAAAAAGC